TATCCAGCTTGGTTGGCAGGTTGGACAGGATCTCGCGGCAGTAGGCGTAGTCTTCCTGCGTCTTGAGGGACAGACGCTTTAGCTGCGGGCTGGCGTGGAACTGCTCGAACAGGTAATCAAGGCTGGCGGTGTCGTGGCCGTCCAGTTCCTCGATCAACTTGTGCAGCTCGGCCAGGGTGACCTTGGCGCTGCACAGGTTCTGGCGGGTGCGTCGGCCCGCCTCGTTGAAGGCCAGCCGGTACCAGCGGCCCTCTCCACGGTGATCAAAGTAGACGTCCTTTGGCAGGGCGCTCTGATCGATGTGCTTGGGAATGAGCGGGTTGTGCTTCCGCTTGCGGCCGCGTCTCATACGATGTCTGGTCCGTAGTTGTCGTTATCCGCTGGGCGTAGCCCGCCTGCCTGGTTGACCAGATCGATGGTCGTCCATGGCCCATTGCGGCCAACGAAGGTTTTGATTCCCTGCCGGCGTAGCGACTTTTCCACATCTGCGCGCCGGGTATAGCCGGTGATCCGCTGCAGCTCCTCAAATTCTAGTACCTTGGCGGCGCTCATGCTGAGGCCCTCCGCTTTCCCTTCTTCTTGTTGCCATGCCCACCCCGCGAGAAAGCGTCCCAGGTGACCTGAGTCGCTATGTTCCCCACTTCATCACCAAAGCGTTCGATCATCTTGTCCATGATCGCCAGCAGCTCGGGAATCGTGACCGGCTGCTTGATGACTGTGTTCTCGATGTGGGTTTTTCCGTCAGGGGTTTTGATCAGGTAGTTCACCCGCCACTGAACTGGCTTCTTGGGGCGCGTTCCTCGCTCGATGTAGCCGGGCTCTGGCAGGTTGGTGCAGCGGTGTAGGTGGCAGGTCATGCCATGTACCTCACTATTTCCCGGCCAACCCACTCACCTACAACGGTGCTCACTCCGTTGCCGATCTGGCGGTAGGCGGCGGTGTCCGATACGGGGAACGTGAACCAGTCCGGCACGCCCTGCAGGCGGGCGTACTCGCGCACGGAGTAGGGGCGCACACCCAGCGGGAATCGCTTGTCCGCGACCAGCCGGGTGCTCTTGTCCTTCGCGTAGTGGGCCACGCAGGTGGGGGCAATGTCCCCCTTGGCCGGGTCGCTAATGATTGGCCGATCACGGTAGCCGCCGGTCATACGGATGCGTACTGCCTTTGGTACGGTGATCTGCGGATCTCGCTCAAGAACGTCCTTGAGTGTCAGTGGCTTTGTGGCGACGGGGGGGCGGACGGCAAATGGACGTTTGGTGCCGATGATGATCAGGCGGTGGCGGCGCTGCGGCAGCCATGTCTCCGACTTGATCGGGCAGAGCACCTGCACGTAGTAGTCAGGCAATTTGCTCATGGCTTCCATCACGACGGGGAAGGCGCGCATGCCCGGTACGTTCTCGACGATATAAAACTCCGGCCGCGCCAGCGCCAGGTGGCGCAGGGCGTGCAGGAACAGCTCATCGCCGGTGCGTGTGCCGTGAATGTCGGCAATGGCGCTGTACTTGGTGCAGGGGTAGGTGAACACCATGCCGTCGCAGTTGTCCTGTTCCAGCACCAGTTCGTGGGCCAGATCGCACTGCACAACGTGGTTGCCCAGGTTGTGGCGGTACGTCCGGCAAGCCTCGCCATCCAGTTCAAAGGCTTGCCCGATAGTGACGCCGGCTTTCATCAGGCCGATATCCATCAGCCCGCCCCCGCAGAAGTAGGAGTTGATGATGGGAGTGGTCATGGCTTCGGCCTCCCGCAGTCTGCGCACTGGATCTGGCCGGTGGTGCGGTTGCCGCTCCGAGTCAGGCAGTAGCCTTTGCACGGTGTGGGCTGTGTCGGTTGCAGCACTGCCCCGTCCTTGCCGTAAAAGTTGGCCTTGTCCAGATACTCGGCGTGCTTATAGATAACGTCGCAGTCGCACAACACGCCGCCGTTGGTCACGTTGAAGCTGCATGCGTTGTGGTGATACTCGGGAGATACAGATCGAGCGATCTCCCAGGCGCGGGGGATGTCGATGCTCATCGCTGCGCCCCTTCGGTCTGCTGCTCCGGCCGCTTCTCGTCCAGGCAGTACATCTGCAGGAACTCATCCACCACGGCGATATCTCCGGCGTAGTAACGGTCGGCCATTTCTTCGAGGTGCTTGAGCATTTCGCGTGCGCCGAACTGGAGGCGGCCGCCAACCCGGTTGAGCATGCCGGCGGCGCTGATGCGCATGCCCTGGTGTTTGGGTGCCAGCGGGGCAACGGGACCCGGTTCAGTTGTCATCTGCTGGTTTACAACTGGTGCAGGGCTCACCCCCAGCAGCGATGCCATTTCACCCGCTCCCGCGGCGCAGTTCGGGCAATGGCCGCGGCCCTCGATGAAGCCTGCCCCGTAGCTGCTGGACGGGTAGCTGTCGCCGCATTCGCAGGTTAGCGGCTGCGCGCCTGCCTCTGTGCAGTCCTCTGCGCTCTGGCTGACTTGGCTCAATCGCTTGTGGTCAGCAATCAGCGCCGCAGTGGCGCTCTCGCCCCATTTGCCCAAGCCGATCTGCTGGCAGTACTCGTTTGCGTCCGCTGCCAACTTTGCAAGCGAATGCAGTGCGCTCCACTCGGGGCTGGCTGGGATGTTGTTGAGCTGCACTGGCGGGCTGGTCGGGCGAGCAATCCAGACATTCCCATCAGAGAGGGTTACGCCTTCACTGGCTGCGGTTTCGCACCATGTCGGGTCGGCGGTGATTGCGTGCTCCAGTCCGCAGCGCACCGAGTCGATCAGCGCTCGTAGGTCATGGCGCGGGCCATGCAGTTCAAACAGAGCTGGCGAGACGTGGCACAGCGAGAACACCATTTGCTCCCCTGCGATCCTGAGCCGCTCCAGCTGTGCCGCGAGGTGGGTGGCGCAGCTGTGGCCGCCATGCTGGCCGTGTTGCCAGGTGTAGCCGCAGTCCGGGCAGGTATGAGTTTCGGGATTGGTGGTCATTGCGCGGCACCTCCGTTCCGAATGCCTGCCTCGGTGATTTCCCGTTTGGCTTGCATGGCGGCTTTCTTGGCGCTCAATCGTGGGTTCGCCGCCATCAGCTCGCGTGCTCGCTGCTCTGTTCCTGGGTGACGAATCGGGAGCAGCGTTTCCTGCTGGGTGCTCGCCCCGTCGCAGTCCGGGCAGTTCGGTGCGCTGCCGCCGCAGGTGCTGCAAGGGGTGTGCTTCTGCAGGATCTGGTCAATCTGCTGGGTGAGGCTGTCGGTCAGCCCTTCGGTGCGGATCTGTCGCAGCAGTCCGGCCAGCCCCTCAGTGTATTCGTGCTGGGTGCGGATGAGGTTCTGCAGGTCTTTGATGGTTGCTTTGGCGGCTTTGGTTTCTTTTGTGGTGGTCATGGCGTCTTCCTCTGCTGTGGTGTGCCCGGTGGTGGCGGGCAGGGGGTGCTTATACCCCTTGGCAAGCTGCGCATGCGGCGTTGCTGGGGTGGTTGCGGTAGCTCGATCAATGGCGGGCGCGGCGCACGCTTGTGGTGGGGTATGCGCGCCCTTCGTGGCTTCACACTGGTCAATAAGGCCTGCCCCTGCGGGGCAGAGGCTCTTTGTTGTCGGGCTGTCGGGCAGCATCTCGACCGGAGCTTTTGCGGTGCTGCTGGTCATGCTGCCGCCCTCGTGCTGGGCCGCTGCAGCTTGGCATTGATCAGTTCAACCCGGCTCCGCAGGTGCGCGATGGTCCGGTGCGCTCGGTCGGCGTTGTCCGCCTCAAGGTCGGGGAGGGTGGCTTCCAGCAGCTGGATATTAGCCAGGTGGGCGCGGCGTTCTGTCTGCAGCGCGTTGATGATGGTCGTGTTCATGCGGCACCCCCAGTAGCGCGGCGGCGGTGGGTGGTGGCCAGCTGCTCCATCAGCAGGTTGAAGTACTGCACCTGCGCAGTGACTGCGTTGCAAGGCACGATGCGCGCCCGCAGCGGCTCCACGCCGTCCAGGCACTCCCATTGGGCTGGGTGGTCTGGCATCAGGTCGCGGCGCTCAGTGGCCAGCATCACCATATCGGCCTGATGCACGCACTCGGGCAGTACAGGGTCCAGATCAAAGCGCTGGCAGATGGCTTTCCATACTCGCTGCTCGATCTGCTGATAACCGGGTAGGACCTGTTTAAGCGGGCGCACCATATCCCCCACATAAGCCTCGGTGGCGTCATGCAGTAGTGCGGCCAACTGGTGCTCTGCTGGTACCAGCTGGGCAACACGAATGCTGTGTTCGGCTACCGAGTAGTGCTGCAGGGTGTGACCGTTGAAGCGGCACAGGTGGGCCAGCGCGTGGGCAATGTCCATCGGCTGCACCATGTCGGGTGCAGGCTCCAGCAGGTCAAACGGGATGCCGGAACGGGTGAGAATCCACGTCATGCCGCACCCCCTTTACCGTAGGCTTGGTGCAGCTCGGCAAAGATGCTGGAGCCGTTGGGCAGGTACTCGTGCACCTCGTGCGTGGGCTGGTTGTCCATGCGCAGAACGCGCAGGCAGTCGTTGAACAGCTCATGATCAAGGCAGCGCAGTTCGGTCAGATCAAATGGGTTCTCCGGGCCGTTGTACAGGCCCAGCAGAAACCGGCCGATCACGGCGCTCTGACCGGTGCGCTTGCGAGCAATGTCGACAAGGCGGATCAGTGCTGGCATCCCTTCTGTCTGGGCTTGCTGGTGTGCTGCGTCGGCCACGGCGATTGCCTGTGCTGCAGCGCTGATGGCTGCTTGGTGGATGTGGTTCATGCCGCCACCCCCATTTCTTCGCACTGGTTCGGCAGCTCAGGCTCCACGTTCGCGGCCTGCTCGGTGGTGATGCCTTTGTTAGCCATCGCCTGCAGCTCAAGGCCAACTTGCATGGCGGTCTGGGCGTGCTCTGGGGAGTTGAGCGCGTTGAAGGTGTTGCTGGCCAGCCGCAGCTCATGAGCGCCGCGCAGCAGGGTGTACCGCTCGTGCTGGACTCGGCTCACCAGTGCGGCGTGCTCGGCCTGCAGGCGCTTGTGCTCCACTTCCAGCTGATGCGTTTCGCGCCGTTGGCTGAGCAGCTGTTTGCGCTGCTGCTCAATCTGCCCGCGCCAGTGTTCCCTGGCTGCGACCTTGCCCGTCAGGATGCCGAACAGGTACGACAGCAGGCAGATGCCGATGGATACCGCCATAACAATCTCTTGGTTCATGGTTGCTTCCTCTGTGGTGGTCTGACTGGTGGTGGCAGTCAGGCGGTTTGGCTGTCCGGTTCGCACCGGGCTGCCAGTTGCTGGTCCGCTTCCCAGGCGCGCTGCTCGATGTACGCGGCCAGGTGGCGGATGTTGATGAACTTCGCGGCCTTCTGGCTGTTGTCCAGCGTGGTCACCGGCAGCGGGATGCGCTCGGTGCCCAGGGCCGCGCCAAAGGTGTCTTTGTTGGTGGTGCGGAAGTACTTGGCGCGTACTTCCTCGGTAGGGATCAGCTCGTCACCGAACACGCGGAACAGGCGTTCCAGCGTGTCGGCGGCGGGCGCTGGCTTGAACGGCAGGAGCCGTTGGTTGTCGGCATCGCTCATGGTCACTTGCTCTTCTTGTTGGCTCTGGGGTGGTGCCAGGCCGTCATCACATGGGTTTTAACCAGCTCGCGGTATTCGTCTGGCACCTCGGTCAGCGCCTTCTGGCGCGCTTCCTTGTTCTCCAGCGCCAGAATCTGTGCCGCGTACTGTCTAGGCCACACCGCGCCGATCCTCTGGTACAGGTGGGCGCTCAAGCCCCAGCTTGTCGGCCAGCCAGTTGATACCGGCCTGCGTCACCCTGGTGCTCTTGCTGTACTGCATGCCGCAGACGGGGTGGTACCAGTTGCCCTCGTGCTCGATGAGGTAGAAGCGGTCGCGCTGCGGGTGCATGGGCAGGTTTTGGGCGTTCAGCAGCCCGGCCTTTTTCATCATGGTGATGAGCTTTGGCCGAGTGGTGCCCAGTTGCTCGGCAGCGTGTTTGAGGTCGCGGATCACGGATCACCCCCTTACGCTGCCGCTTGGCTGAGCATGGCGTTGGCCAAGTCGTTGATGCTGCTGACCAAGCGCGCACTGCAGGCCGAGTGGTTGTGGCTGGTGACCACGGAGACCACCACCTGCTCGCACGCGATGATTGCGTGGGGCAGCGGCGGTACGGGGCAGGGGTTGACCGCGACCTTGATCAGCAGGTGGTCGATCTGGAAGTCAGCAAAGCCGCCGCGTTCGGCCAGATCCGCCAGCTGCAGCTGTTGCTGGCGGCTGAGCATCGGGTGGTGGTGCTGCAGGTTGATCACCGGCACGGGGCCAAGCCGGGCGTTATCCAGCCGCTCGTTCACGGCGTCTTCGATGAAGCGCACCAGCTTTGCGCGGGAGTGCATGTGCCGCTCAAAGGTCGCGCTGTTAACTGAGTCGCCAACGCGCACAGTGACCTCGGCATGGTTGTCGCCTTGCTCAAAGATCACATCAACGGGGATAAATCCGCCGCCTTCGGCCTGCAGCTTGTGGTGGAAGCTGCCATTTAAAGCGAGTTGAGCACCAAGCAGGGTGATGCTGTTCTGCGGGAGGGTGAAGTTCAGGTGGTTCATGCTGCATCACCTCCCCACGGGTTGCCCTGGGTGGTGGTACGGCTGACGGGTTTGCGCTTGGCCAGTACCAGCTTGCAGTTGGTGCCGGTCAGTGCGCGGCGGATCTCAAAGATGCGGTGGTGGTCGCACGATGGGAGTGCATGGACTGTGGTGGTAGACATGACATTGCCTCGTCTGTGGTGGTAGACGAGGCAATTTATAACGCAGTGTTGTTATACGGTCAATGACGATTTGTTGTTTTATTTTCCCAGCAGGGTGTTTTGCCAGTGCTCCTCGCTGATTATTGCGATAGGGTTTCCGGCTTCTCTTAGTTCAACGGCCTTCTTGATTTTGGTGCCGTAGCTGCTGTGCAGCCACTGGTCGTTGCCGATAGTTCCAACCACAAGGAAGTCCACTTTCTTGCTGACCGATGGTGCTATTCGTCCGCCGAGATTGATAACTATGGCCTCGCAATCCTTTCTTGGGCCGAATGCCATTACCCCGGTGAAAAGGAACGCTCTATCGGTGCATTCCAGATCGGGGGCGGGGTCGTTAAGTGGGAGTGTGGTAGGGCGCTGAAGTGGGGTGGCGGCTGCCAGTTCGATGCCTGTGAATTGCTTGAGCATATCCAGTAGCTCTGCGGCCTCGTCCTGGTCCAAGTGGTTGTCGCTGAGCATGTCCGCCAGTCGCCGATAGAGCAGGTTAACCACTGGATCGGCATAGTGGTTCATGTTGGTTTCGATCCAGCGCTTCAGGAACTCGGCTTCCTGCTGGTTTATCTTTCCATCGGCAGTGATCCCGGAAGCAAGGCCTATCAGTGCGTCTGCTGAGCGCCGATCAATACGGGCTTGGTGGAATATCCGGCTATTCTCGAACTCTTGGTGCAAGTCGACCATGTTGCTCTCCTTTGCTTTGCTACTTTCCTCTGGGCGTTTATAGCGCTCCCCCGTGCCATACTGCGCGCCCGACAATGCTTATGTGTTCGATGTCTGAGTCGGCTACGGGCTGATCCGGGTATGTTCGCTTGTCTTCGTTGTCGCTTCGGATGATCCAGCCGCCGGTTAGGGATTGAATCAATCGCTTGATGATTAGCTGGCCGTCTGGCTTGGCTAGCACGTAAATCCGGCCGTCCTTCGGGGAGGTCTGGCTTTCATCAAAGAGAAGCACGTCTCCGTCGCTGATTGTCGGCTCCATGCTGTGGCCTTCAACGTAAATGACGTGGAGGTTTCGCTCTCTGAGGCTCATTCGATTTAGCCACGCCCGTTTGAAGACAAGCCCGCCTTTTACTTCGACGTGCTCATTCATCTGGCCGTTGCCGGCTGCAACCTTGGCGGTGTACTGCGGCACCAGTGCGTAGTCGTGCGCTGATGGCGTGTGGTTGGTTTCTTGGTGTGCCTGGTCAGTCTCGCCCTCGACCAGTTGCATGAGGGTAGTGCCCAGGGCGTCAGCGATGGTGCGCAGGTTCGATAGTGTTGGTTCGCGCTTATCGAGCTCGTAGTTTCCGATGCGGGCTTGGCCGTTTTCCCAACCGCAAGCTGCTGCCAGCTCTGCCTGGGATAAGTCTTTTGCTTTGCGCAGTCGCGCGATTCTCTTGCCTAAGGTTTCCATGGGTCAAAAATATCACGCATCGTTAACTTTAATGACAACTAAACGTCTTGCAAAAACAACGATTCGTCGTTATGTTTGCGTCAGATCCCATTTGAGGAGGCAGCATGGGCAATCGAATATCTGAAATTCGGCGTGCGGCCAAAGTGAGTCAGCTTGTCTTGGCTGATGAGCTTGGTTGGTCGCAGGGGCGCTGGAGTAACTATGAGTCTGGCCGGCGTGTGCCTGGGCTGGCCGAGTCTCGCGCAATTGTCGGGGTGCTTTCTCGGCATTGTGGTGCCTGCACACTGGATGACGTTTTCCCGCCAGAGGCAGACCAGCCTCAGGCGGCTTGAATGACTGCCGGGCTAGCCCGGCTATCACCGTCCTGCTTTCGCAGGGCTTGCCAGTCTCTCCACCACAGAGTGATCGGCCGTTGGGTGCAGCAGGGGTGACCACCACAGTCTTTTCCCCGCTGCATGTGTGACAGGCGGCACCACAGAGCTTTACCGCCTATCGCACGCTTTGCCCGGCACGGATGCCGGGTTTGCCAGCCTCTCCACCACAGAGTTGCTGGCTGTTTTGGGAGCCGGGTGCATGTAAGCGCCTGGCTCCCGGTGCAGGGGCTTTCCACCAAAGACCGCCCCTACTTGTGACCACCACAGCAGTGCTCACGGTGCAACTGTAGCAAAACGGTTGTGGCGTGGCACGGCAGAGTTACGGAGCTAATGCCATGAGCCGAGCCGCCATGAGTTGTACGGAACGGGCCAAGCGCGAGGTTTTGCCTCTGCGTTTGGCCTTGTATCACGCCAGCCGGGACTACCCCGGCGGTGCAGCGGCAATCGCCGCGATCTTCGGGCGCAGTGCGTCCACCCTGCAGCACAAGCTGAGCCCGACCCAGCCAACGCACGCTGCCAACCCAGACGACATTGAAGAGGTGACCAACGCCACCCGCGACGGCCGCATTCTGGATTCGATCTGTGAGGCGTTTGGCGATGCCTGCTGGATTGATCTACGGGAGCTGACCGAGGGCCAAAGCATTGGCTCTCAGTCGGTCAGCTCGGTGCTGAACGCAACCAGTGGGGCGTTGGACAAGCAGTCCCTACTGATGCGTGAGGTGTCTGCCAGCTTGGCCAATGATGGCCGGATTGATCAGCAAGAGTTGGCCCGGTGCAAGCTGCAGCTGCGGCGCTCGATGGCAGCGATGATGCTGCTGGAGCGAGTGCTGGAGCGTGAGGCGGAGGGCGCATCTAATGACTGATACCGTCGACCGCGCGACTGATTACCAAACCGAGTGGCTTGAGGCTCAACTAGCTGCCCGCCCATCTACCCCTGCAGGGCCATCCCTGACTATCTGCATTGATTGCGGTGAGGACATTCCCGAGGCGCGGCGCGCAGCTGCTCCGGGGTGCAAGCGCTGCATGCCGTGCCAAGTGGATTATCAGAAACGGGAGGTGCGCCGTGGCTAGGTTAGCGCTCTTCCTCGTCTGTTCGCAGGCTCATCAGAATGCCGAGGCGCTTGAGGTATTGCTGCATGTTGGCGTCACTGGCAGTCGGCACGCATCCATCGTTGTACAGATAGATCCTGTCCAGATCCTCGCGTCCCTGGTAGTCGAGTCTGGCCGCAACAGCGGCGGTCAGGCCTTTGACCTTAACGCCGATGGGGTAGTCCCCGTAGGTGATCCACTCGCCAGTGAAAAAACCGACCGGTTTGTAGTTGCGATTCAGCAACACATAGCGCCCGTCCTCCTGGCGTTGGAGGCAGTAGGGGAAGTGGGTGAGACGCAGCTCTCCGTGCAACATAGTCAGCTCCTTGAGGTGAAACAATGAGAACAATCATCATCTATGCGGAACAGGGAAAGGGCAAGACCTCCAATGCCGAGCGCCTGCGGGCTCATTTTGGCTGCTCGCAGGTGGTTGATGCATGGGCGGTGGGCGAGCCCATCACTCGCGGGGCGTTGATGCTAACGAACGATTCAGCTGTGCTGGCCGGAGTGCCGGCTGGTGCTGAGCTTGTGCACCTGGATGCTGCGCTCGCTGAGTTGGGGGTGCGCCGTGGATAAGGTGCTGAGCGACGTTATTGCGCAGCTTGAGGCGTATGACATGGTGGTGGGTGACAAGCTGGTGTTTGGCAAGTTGACCCGGGTGAAGATGAAAGACGACAAGCCGGGTAATAAGACCGGCTGGTATGTCGCATACGATGAGCGCACCGACAGCGGTGAGACGATCATCTTCGGCTCATTCGGCTGCTGGCGTTATGGTGAAACCCAGAAGATCAAGCCGCGTGGCGTGAAACTGACCGACGAAGACCGGCAGCTGATGAAGGCGCGCGTCGAGCAGGCCAAGGCCAAGCAGGCCGAGGCGCAGGAGCGGGCAGCATCTCGTGCTGCCAAGCGCGCCGCCGGCATGTTTGAGCGCATGCCAACCAAGGGCCAGAGCGCGTACCTGCAGCGCAAGAATATCGTGGGCTATGGCGTGCGATATGCACCTAAATCAGGCGCCTGCCTGGTGCCAATGCGCAACGCAAAGGGCAAGATTGTTGGCCTGCAGGTGATCTACCCCGAGGTGCAGGAGAAGCTTGGGCGCGACAAGACGTATTGGCCGTATGGTGTGGCCAAAGAAGGTGCGTATCACCTGATCGGCCCGCACCCAGAGCCGGGTGACACCATTCTGATTGCCGAGGGCTATGCCACTGGCGCGACACTGCACACGGCCACCGGCCTGGCCACGGCTATCTGCTTTGATGCGGGCAACCTGCTGCCGGTTGGTAAGGTCATGCGTGAGCTGTTCCCCGGGCGGCAGCTGCTGTTCTGCGCTGATGATGACTGGAAAACCACCAACGCCAAGGGCGACCCGTGGAATCCGGGCGTTGAAAAGGCTGAGAAGGCGGCGGCCATCCTTGGTGGTCAATGCGTTGTGCCGCGCTGGATCGGTGAGCGGGGCGATAAAGAGACCGACTTCAACGATCTGCAGCAGTCGGCCGGGCTGGATGAGGTGAACCGGCAGGTGATGGCTGTGGTGCGCCCTGCAGCAGCAGGCGGCTGGAAGGACAAGCTGCAGCGGGCCGAAAGCGGGGCGCTGCACCCGCACATGCACAACGTGCAGCTGATTCTGGGCAACGATGAGCGCTGGCAGGGCGTGATCGCCTTCAACTCATTCAGCAGCAAGATCATGAAGCGTCGCACTCCGCCCTATGGTGGTGACGCTGGCGAGTGGAGCGATCTGGATGATGTGTGCGTGGTCAGCTGGCTGGCCGAGCAGTACAACCTGCGCGTGCGATCCACTGCTGTGGTGGAAGCTGTTGCGGTGGTTGCCGCGCACAACGCCTGGCACCCGGTGCGTGAGTACCTGGAGGGGCTGGAGTGGGATCGGCAGAGCCGGTTGGACTTCTGGCTGCACACAGCAATGGGGGTTGAGGTGACGCCGTACTCTCTGAAGGTTGCTGCGCGCTGGATGATCAGTGCTGTGGCGCGGGTGATGGAGCCCGGCTGCAAGGCGGATAGCGTGCTGATCTTGGAAGGCGGGCAGGGTGAGGGTAAGTCTACTGCGCTGTCTGTCCTGGGTGGGCCGTGGTTCATGGATTCGCCATTCAGTCTCGGTGACAAAGAGGCGTATCAGACGATTCGGGGTAAGTGGATCATCGAGCTGGGCGAACTGGACAGCTTCAACAAGGCCGAGAGCACCAAGGCCAAGCAGTTCTTCTCGGCGTTTGTGGATACTTACCGTCAGAGCTATGGCCGGCGTACTGTCGACGTGCCACGCCAGTGTGTTTTCGCGGGCACCACCAACCAGGACGAATACCTCAAAGATACCACCGGCAACCGTCGCTACTGGCCGGTGCTGTGTACCTCGGTGGATATTCCCTTGCTCAGAGAAATACGCGACCAGCTGTGGGCCGAGGCGCTTGCCCGGTACCGTGCTGGCGAGCGCTGGTGGGTTGAGAAGCATGAGGCCGAGGAGTTTGCCGAGCAGCAGGATGCACGCTACATGGTCGACGTGTGGGAGTACCCCATTCAGGACTGGCTGGAGCAGCCAGAGCGGCATGATGTGGTAACCGGGGATCAGATCTTCCGCGATGCGCTGGGGCTGGATCTTGGGCACTGGGGCAGGCCGGAGCAGATGCGCGTTGGCCACATCATGCACCGGCTTGGCTGGCGGCGTAAGCGGCTGAGCACGCCAGGGCGCAGCGGGCGCAGACCTTGGGGCTATGCCAAGCCAGCCAGTTGGCGTGCTGCTGCGGCAGTTGCTGATGCAGCAGCGGCGGAGCGGAAGAAGGAGGAGCCGTTTTGATCGATGCCATTGACGAGCTACTGCACGAGTGGGCAGAGGAGCACCGGCGTCTGCTGCGCGGTGAGGCTGTGGGGCCGCAGGCCGTGAAGTGCAGCCTGGCGGCGGCCATTGATTCCAAGGGGGTGGTTATCCCGTCAACCCGGCGGGGCAGCTATCAGGGTGATCCGCGCTTCCCTGTGACCGAGTTGGTGGTTAGTATGCTGCGCTATGACCTGCAGCGAGTGGTTCAGCACCACTACCTGCTGTATCCGGGCCGCTACACTGGCAACGCACGAGAGCTTGGTTATGGGTGTGTGCGCACCTATTACCGTGCGCTGGATACAGCACACGAGCACATCAGGGCGGCCCTGCACGAGAGGCTGGCAGCCTGATGCGTCTTAACCCGTCCAACTGCATCGCGTTTGTCCTGCCGGGCTTTTGCCCGGTGGGTCAGCGCTATGCAGCGCCGTTGCTGGGTTTGTCCTGCTGTCCTACTTCCTCCCCAGCTTCCCCGCATGTGCATACACCTGCACACGGTCGCGCTTACGCGCACGCGCTCCCCTACGCGCAATAATTATATTTATAGTTAGACAGTCAGACATTTATATAAATATCAGTAGGTTACAGCGTCCAACAATCGGGCGCAGAGTTGCAAGGCAGGACGCAGCAGTTAAAGCCGGTGTGTGTTGCTCCGATGTTTCCGGGTTTTTTCTGGTGCTTTTTGGGGTTATTGGCCGATGGCGTTAAGTCTCACTTGCTGCCATGTCAATGGAAGGGTACAAAGGTGTCATCTTTGTATTCGTGCGTCCCGATGGGATGCAGCACAACCCGGCCACCGCGCCGGGTTTTTTGTTTCTGGCGCTCGGCGGGTGGTCACCCTGCCACGGAACAGCGCCACCTACCATCGGAGCCCGCTGGGCTTCTTCCCCAGTCAGCCGGCTGGGGTTTTTTATTCTAACGCGCTGGAGGCCGCATGTCTGATCCGAGCAACCCTGCACCCATCGGCAAGGCGATTGCCGAGATCCCGTTGTGGATGGCGATCCTGCTGGCCCTGGCTTCGGGTCTGAGCGGCGAGATGCTGCGGGCGTCCGCGCTGATCGAGCTGAGCTGGCGGCAGATCGCTGCCCGTATCGGCATGCGCTTCGGTGCTGCCGGGCTGGTTGGCATTGCGGTATTCATGGCTGCTTTCGCCCTGGCGGTGCACCCGTACCTGAGCGCGGCGCTGTGTATCTTCTCGGCCATGCTGGGCGGTGATGTGGCGAGCAGCCTGTTCGAGCGCTGGGCCGCTAAGCGGGCTGGGGTATGTTAGGTGCCAGGCAATGGGCGAGCAGGCCAAGACCAGTAAGATCACCAGCAGCGCGGCCAAGGGTTACGACTACCGATGGCAGAAGGCGCGGCTGGTGTGGCTGGGCGAGCATCCGCTGTGTGCGGAGTGCAAGCGGCATGGCCGGGTGACGCCAGCAAGCGTGGTCGACCACAAGGTGCCGCATCGGCTTGGTCATGCACTGGCCAGTGGTTGCAAGGTTGCTATCGCCGCTGCCCGCAAGCTGTTCTGGGATCGGAAGAACTGGCAATCACTCTGCAAACCATGCCACGACAGCTACAAGCAGCGGGTCGAGAAGTCCGGCGAGCCTGGGTGCTCGGCCGATGGCATTCCGCACAACGCCAGCCACCACTGGAACCAGTGACGCGGCAGGGTGGGGGGCACCCAAAAGTCCCCAACCAACGCACTCTCGAACGACGGGGGGAACCTCGTTTGCAAGAGCGCGAAAAATGGGTAGGGGGGGTATCGCTGAGGGATGCGCTCCTGTGTGAAATCTGAGGTGATTTATGGCCGGAAACGCGAACTCCGGGCGTACCGGCAAGCCGGCTATCGTCCATGTGATCAACGGCAATCCGGGCCGCAAAAGCAAAGCTGCGCTGCACGACGCGCTTGATGCACCTGCGGTGCCGGTTGGTGCCCCGCCCAAGCCTGATTGGCTGACGCCGTTCGCGGCTGAGGAGTGGGATCGGGTGCTGCCGGATCTGATGACCCTTGGCCTGGTGGCCACGCTGGACATGATGGCGCTGACTTCGTACTGCGAAGCGGTCGCGGACTACCGCACATTCTCCGGTCTGATTGCCGAGCGCAACGCCGCCATGCGCGGCAGCGGCGACGTGCAGACCTTCTCCACCGGTGCCAAGCAGATCAGTGTCTGGCGACAGCTGCGCAATGATGCGGAAAAACGCGCGAATGCGGCTGGCGCGCAGTTCGGCTTTTCCCCGATGGCGCGGCGTAACTTGCGAGTGACTGCGCCGCCGCAAGGTGAGTTATTCCCCAATGAGCAAAAGGACGCAGCAGCGAAGTACTTCGGCTGACCCTTGCTCGGCGTTTGCCCGAGCGGTCGACTCGGGTCAGGTGGTGGCGGGGCCTGCGGTTCGCAATGCCTGCCGCCGGCACCTGAAGGATCTGGAGCTAGGCCCGAAGCGTGGCCTGCGCTGGGACTTGGATGCAGCCAACCACGCCATTGGGTACTTTCAGGACGTGCTGCGGCTCAACGGCGGTGAGTTTGAGGGTAAGCCTTTCCGCGTGCTGGGTTGGCAGGCTTTCGTTATTGGTTCGCTGTTTGGGTGGAAAGGCCCGGATGGTTTCCGGCGCTTTCGTACCGGCTACATCGAAACGGCCAAGGGCTCTGGCAAGTCCCCGCTGGCTGCGGGTATTGGGCTCTATGGGCTGACCTCTGATGGTGAGCCGCGCGCCGAGGTTTATGCGGCTGCGACCAAAAAGGACCAAGCGCAGATCTTGTTTCGGGATGCGGTGGCGATGGTTGATCAGTCGCCGTTGCTGGCCTGCCGGATCGACAAGTCAGGCGCACCGGGGCGTGAGTGGAACCTGGCGCACCATGAGTCGGCCAGCTTCTTCCGCCCGGTGAGTGCTGATGACGGGCAGTCAGGCCCGCGCCCGCACATCGCTCTGCTCGATGAGATCCACGAGCATAAGAACGGCACCGTGGTTGGCATGATGCGAGCGGGTACCAAGTCCCGCCGTCAGGCTTTGATCCTGATGATCACCAACAGCGGTACCGACAAGCACAGTGTGTGCTGGGAGTATCACGAGTACGGCACGCGGATCTGTCGTGCTGGGGCTGCCGGCGCAGGCCCAAACGACGGCCACTTCGATGACAGCTTCTTTGCGTATATCTGTGATCTGGATGACGGTGACGACCCGTTCAAGGATGAGGCCTGCTGGTACAAGGTGAACCCCAGCCTGATGGATGGGATTCCTGGCCTCAAGTACCTGCGAGAGCAGGTCACCGAAGCGAAGGGTATGCCGAGCAAGGTTGCCACCGTCCGCCGCCTGAACTTCTGCCAGTGGGTCGAGTCGGCCAGCCCTTGGATTGGGCGCGAGCCTTGGGAGGCCGCGCAGGAGCCGGTTGCTATCGAGCAGCTGCTGGGCCGTCGCTGCTGGGGTGGGCTGGACTTGTCCAGTACGCAGGATCTGACCTCCCTGGTGCTGACCTTTGAGCCGACCGAGAGCGATCCGGTCTGGCGCATCCTGCCGTTCTTCTGGCTGCCCGAGGATGGGCTTTACGAAAAAGCCGAGCGCGACCGGGTGCCTTATCTGGCCTGGAAGGATCAGGGCTGGCTGCTGACCACGCCCGGCAAGGCGATCAACAAGCTGCATGTGATTCACAAGCTGGTTGAGGTGGCTGATCAGTTCGACCTGCAGGGCATCGGTTACGACCGCTGGCGGATCGAAGACCTCAAGATGCTGATTGATGAGGAGGGCTGCAGCCTGCCTCCGCTAGTGCCGTTTGGTCAGGGCTTCAAGGACATGGGGCCGGCGCTTGATGAGTTTGAGATTCGTCTGGTGAATGAGCTGGTCAAGCATAACGGCAACCCGGTGCTGACCTGGAACGCTGCCAACGCGGTAACAACCAGTGACCCTGCGGGCAACCGCAAGGTGGCCAAAGACAAGGCCACTGGCCGGGTTGACGGCATCGTGGCGTCGATCATGGCCACCGGCCTCACGATCCGAGAGGATGAATCTGACGGCCCTTCTGTCTACGAGACCCGAGGAGTCCGTTCACTATGAAGATCAATGTGCGTGATTTTGCCAATGATGCTGTCGGGCTGGCTGGTGCTGGCCTGCTGTCTTATGGCGCATGGCTGGTTTATCAGCCTGCTGGCTTCATCGTTCTGGGCGGCCTGCTGCTGGCTTTCGCGTGGCGTATGGCCGGTGTTCCGGCTGCGCCGGCCTCGCTGGATGAGGAGCAAAGCTGATGGGTATTTTCAACAGCCTGCGGCGCGCGGAGCAGCGCGCGGTTACGGTGGTGCCAAAGGAAGTTTGGCGCAGCTTGATTGGAGCCAGCACGGCCTCTGGTGTGACTGTGACGCCGGACCTGGCCTTGAAGGTCGCCGTGGTTTACGCCTGCGTTTCGCATCTGGCAGACAGCGTGGCAATGCTGCCGCTGAACCTGTACCAGGATGACTCCGACAACGACCAGAAGAACGCGGTATTGGCCCGCCGCAACCCGCTATACAACCTGATCAAGCACCGGCCTAATCGCTGGCAAACCTCTTTTGAGTGGCGGCGCATGATGGCCGGCCACATGCTGCTGCGGGGCAATGGTTACAGTCGCATCATCAGCCAGCGCAACGGTGTTGATGAACTGATCCCGATGCACCCGGATCGCACCACCCCGTTCTTTGGTGATGACGGCGATATTTACTATCACTATCAGCCCTCAAGGGGGCCGGCAGAGATCCTGCTGCGTGAGGAGGTTCACCACTGGCGCGCGTTTGGTGGCGACTTGCTGGGGGCGCCCTCGCCAATTCAGCTGCATGCAGAAACCATCGGGCTATCGATGGCTGCTCTGGAGCACGGGGCGCGGGTGTTCAAGAACGGCGCCATCAGCACTGGCTTGCTGAGCCACCCCAAGACGCTGAGCGATCCGGCCTACAACCGGTTGCAGTCTAGTTTTGCCGAGAAGTATGTGGGGCTGGCGAACCACCACAAGCCGATCCTGCTTGAGGAGGGCATGACCTTTGAAAAGCTCAGCCTCAATGCAGACGAAGTGCAGATGCTGGAAACCCGAGTGCATCAGGTTTCGGAGGTGTGCAGCATCTGGCGGATGAATCCGCTGCTGATCGGCCACGGCGATAAAACGTCGACCTGGGGAACCGGGGTTGAGCAGATCACCATCGGCCACCTGACGTTCACCTTGTCGCCGGTGCTACGCATGGTCGAGCAGGCTATGCAGCGCGACCTGCTGAGTCTGCGTGACCTGGATACTGGGCACTATGTGCGCTTCACCGACAACGCTCTGCTGCGCGTCGATTTGAAGAGCAAGGCCGAGTACTACAAGGCGGCGATTGGCGGCAATAACGGCCCCGGCTGGATGGATCGCAATGAAGTGCGAGCGCTTGAAGACCTGAATGCTCGTGATGGGCTCAGTGAGTTTGTTGACCCGGCTGCTTACAAGAGCCAGCCCAAAGAGGGGGGAGCATGAAAAAAGACTTTGAACGCCGCTTCTACAAGCCGCAGGAAATGCGCCTGCAGGCACCGGAAGGTGGCAGCACCACATTGATCGGTGGCCATGCCGCCGTGTTCAACCAGCGCTCCGAGGATCTGGGCGGCTTTGTTGAGCAGATCGCGCCGGGCGCCTTCAAGAGCAGCCTGGAACGGGATGTGCGGGCGCTGATGAATCACAACAGTGATCTGATTCTGGGCCGTACCTCTGCCGGCACACTGCGCCTGGCTGAGGACGATACCGGGCTGAACGTCGAGATTGATACGCCCGACACCAGCTATGCCCGCGACCTGCTGGTCAGCATGGAGCGCGGCGACGTGCGAGAAATGTCGTTCGGCTTTCTCACCCTGCAGGACCACTGGGAAAAGGTCGGTGATGTGTGGGTGAGAACCCTGCTGGAGGTCGAGCTGTACGAAGTCAGCCCGGTCACCTTCCCGGCCTACGGGCAGACGACTATTTCAGCTCGCAGCATGGATCGCTGGAAGGAAGCCAAGGCGGCAGGCGCTCAGCCACCAGATCCGGGAATCATCCACGACGAACACCGTCGTTTGCGCCTGCAGCTGCAGCGCGCGAGCTAAGCCTACCCTAAACCCATACCGGCCCGCTTCTGCGGGCTTTTTTGTGCCCGCGAGGACTATATGTCTAAAGACCTGAAAGAACTGCGCAACCAGCGCAACCAGAAACTGGAGGAAGCGCAAGGCATCGTTGATGCTGCTGAATCCGCTAAACGTCAACTCAGTGAAGAAGAGCGCGGCCAGTTCGATGCGCTGATGAAGGATGCCGACACCATCGGGTCTGACATCAAGCGCCACGAACAACTGGCCGAGCATCGCCGCCAGCAGGCTGGTAAGGGTGTCACCGGCTCCGAACTGGGAATGGAAGAGCGCGAGATCAACCGCTTCAGTGTGGTACGCCTGATCCGTGCGCTGTCCAACCCGCAGGACACGCGCGCTCAGAAAGATGCAGATTTTGAAATTGAAGCCTGCCAGGAAGCGGCCAAGCTGCAGGGGCGCACCAGTCGCGGCATTGTCATCCCGTCTGACATGGGCATGGCACCGGGCGTGATGGCTCGCCTGGAGCGTGAAGGCCGCTCGATGCTGATCCCGGTTGAGGTGCTGTCGCACCGCTCGCAGCTCAACGTGGGCACGCCCACTGCTGGCGGCAACCTTGTTGCCACCGATCTGCTCAGCGGTAGCTTCATTGACAGCCTGGAGAACCAGCTGGCTCTCACCGGCCTGGGCATCACCACGCTGTCTGGGCTGGTGGGCAATGTGCAGATCCCGAAGAAAACCGGCTCTGCGCAAACCTACTGGCTGGCCGAGGATGACGATGTAACCCCTGACGGTGGAACTGTTGGGCAGGTGCCGCTGACTCCGAAGACCATCGGCGCTCTGACTGACTACAGTCGCCAGCTGATGATGCAGTCCAGCATCAGCGTTGAGGCGTTTGTGCGCATGGACCTGATGCGCTCTCTGGCGCTGGGTATTGATTTGGCTGGCATCGCTGGCTCTGGCAGCGCCAACCAGCCGCGTGGTGTGCTGAATCAGACCGGGATCGGCAGCGTGGTGGGCGGTACAAACGGTGCGGCTCCGACCTGGGAAAACATCGTCCAGCTCGAAACCGAGGTGGCGGTGGATAACGCTGACATCGGCTCGCTCGGCTACCTGGCCAACGCCAAGGTGCGCGGCAAGCTGAAGACCACCAAGGTCGACGACGGCTCCGGCATGTTTGTCTGGGATCGCATGAGCCCGAACACCCCGCTGAACGGCTACCGCGCCGCGATCAGCAATCAGGTGCCGGGCAACCTGACCAAGGGTACCGGCACCGACCTGAGCGCCATCCTGTTCGGCAACTGGGCCGATCTGGTGATGGGCCTCTGGGGTGGCCTGGACCTGCTGGTTGACCCGTTCACTGGTGCCAGCTCCGGCAAAGTACGGGTTGTGGCCTTCCAGTCTGTGGACTTCGCGCTGCGTCACGCAGAGTCGTTCGCTGCCATGAAGGACGCCATCACCGAGTAATGCTCGGTTCCCTCCAATGGCTGCAGGGGCTCCCTGCAGCCTGTTGACTGGTGAACACATGAAGATCAAAGCAACGCGCAACACTTCCGCTTCTGGCGTGGATATCCGCAAGGGCGAGGCCTACTCGGTGCCGGCTGACCTGAGCGAGGCTGACGCCAGGCTGCTGGTACGCATCCGCAAGGCTGCGCTGATTGAGGATGAAGAAGACGCCGAGCCCAAGGCGAAGGCCAAGGGTGGCAGCAAGGCTGCTGGCAAGACGGGCGGCAAGGCACCGGCCAAGCCTGCAGATGGCGGTGCCACTGAGCCTCAGAGTTCAGAGCAGGGCGGTGCCGGTACCGAAGACGGCTCCACCGAAGGCCCGGCCACCGAAGAGTAATCACCTATGCACATTCGACTGAATCGCACTACCGCGCCTGCGGTTGAGCCGGTCACGGTCGATCAGGCAAAGGAGCAGTGCAGGGTGCGGCACTCCTCTGCTGATACGCGCCTTGAGCGGCTGATTGCCTCTGCGCGAGAACAGGTTGAGGCTCGCACCCGCAGGGCCCTGATCACGCAAGACTGGCAGCAGACGCAATGCCCTGGTGCGCACTGCAGCATCCCGCTACAGCGCTGGCCGGTGCAGGAAGTGCTGTCGGTTCATGTGGACGGTGTATTGCTCGATCCAAGCGCATACCGCGTGAACCTTGGTGATGAGGCCAGTGTGGTTGCTAAGTCTGGCAGCTGGCCGGGTGAGGAAGTCGTGGTGCAGTTCCGCGCCGGCTACGGCGCAGAGCCTTCAGCAGTGCCAGCAAGCCTCTGTGACTGGATGCTGGTTCATGTCGCGGATGCTTATGCGAACCCGAACGCCGTAGTGATCGGCACTATCTCGGGCCGCATGGGCTTCGTTGATGACCTGCTTAACCCCTTTGTTGTGCCGAGGTAGCTATGCGAATTGGAGTAATAGACACCCCGGCCAACCTCGTCGAGTTGGACCCCGATCTGCAGCCGGTCACAATTGACTGGCTGTGGGTGGGCATCCGTGCCAAGGAAGGCACAACCCCTGCACCTGCCGGCTTGCGCAGTAGCGCGCAGGTTACGGTGCGTGCCTGGTGGGATGACCGCCTGCAGCAGGGGCGCTATCTGGTGGCCGATGATCGGCTGCTGCATATCGACAACGTGCGCGATGTGATGGGCACGCGGGTTGAGGTGCAGATAGCTGCCACCGAGCTGATCGGCCAGCCTGCGCAGTACCTGCCGGCAGATGGTGATCCCGCCGGCTGCCGCGTATTCCTGCAGCATGAAGCGCCGGTGATTGATCGAATGGGCCAGGTGATCGACTACAAGACGCGGGCAGAGCTGGCGTTGATTGAGGTTGGCCGCGCTCAACCTGGCGATGTGTTGCAGGTTGCCGGGGTCGGCTATCAGGTAGTCGACTACGACGACCGTAGTGATGACGGCATTGTGCGTGGCGTGTGGCTGGAGCGTGTGCCGTGAAACTCTCGCTGACTGCTCACGACGTGCAGCAGGCGCGGCAGGATCTGGCAAAGCTGAATCGCCGTGTCGAGCCAGTTATTCGTGGCACGTTGAACACCACGGTGACCAACACGCGCAAGGCAGAAGTAATGCCTGATTTGTCGCGGATCATTGCTGGCGGCCGGCGCGAATTGAACCGTCGCCTGATTATCAAGCGCGCCGGTAGCAAGCGTACCAACGCACGCCTTATCCCCTCGTCATCTGGCGTTGAGGTAGAGCAGTACAAGCGCTGGGGTTTTGGTGCTGTTGACCCAACGCGGGGCGTTATCTGGGTGCAGGGGGTTACAGGCCGCAAGATTGCCGCCGGCTTCGTGAATCCAAAGGGCTCCAAGCGTGCGCCGTTGCGAACACATAGCTCACGTGCTGCCAAGGTCGCCAAGCTGGGCGGGGCAATGCGTGAGTATCGATACTCGACCGCAAAGCCAGAAGCGGCTCTGGGGCCGAGCGTAGCGTACTGGTTTCACATCCTGATGACCGGCTCCAGGCTCCGGCGTATCCAGAACTTCATGCTCGCAGAGTTTGATCGGCGGTTGGCGGCCGAGATCGCAAAAGGAATTCGGGCGCCGAGGCGCAGGCGTTAGCTTGCAAGTATGCTGCTGTGCTGCGCTATTATCATGCCTTGGTCTGGCAGGGAGATTGGGTATGCACTGGATTGCACTGGTTTTGGCTTTAGGCTTTGCGTCGTTTGCGAGTGGGCAAACGATTTACCGCTGCGTTGATGAAAGCGGTAAGACGACGTTCAGCCAGATGGGCTGCGGCGCATCCCCTTCGGTCGATCAGGAATACGACGCACGCAACGTGCCGCCCAGCGGTGGTAGCGAAGTGGTGCCGATGGCGGGGCCTGATCTGTACCCGCGTCAGCAAAGGCCAGCTCGGGTGACGGTGGTTGGTGAGCCTGAATCACCCTGCGAGAAGTATCGCGGCCGCCATCCCGGTGGCGGCCTGTCTCAAGGTTTCTTCCGTGGCGAGTATGGGCGCCCGGATCGAATCAGCAACTATAACGGCCGAGAGAGCTGGACCTGGTATTCAAAAGGGCGAGACCCTTACCGTAGCGTAGATTTTGATGAAAACGGGTGTGCTACATCGCACTACCAGTCAGCAACAGGGCGTTAACTACGCTTCCAACCAAACCCGCTTCGGCGGGTTTTTTATTGCCCGGAGCTTCCATGATTAAGGCCACAGAGCTGGACGCAGCGCTGCACGCGCGGCTGTCTGGTATTTCCCGAGCGGCTGGCTACCTGACGGATGTGGCCGAGGTGTATGGCCCCCTGGATAAGATCCGGGACAGGGCCCAAACGCCCTATATCCAGTTCCGCATGGTGCGAGATGGCCGGTCCGATACAGCGGGCCGGCAGGCGCTTCGCCGCCGTGAGTACGCCATCGAGGTGACCTTCTCCAAGGGAGCGAGTGCGGCCGAGTTGGATGGTGCACACGTGGATGTGTTGCGCGCGCTGGGCTTTCACGAGCCTGACGTTGATAAGCGCTTCCCTGGTCTCGACGACGAAGAAGACGAGGCCGAACCGCAGTACCCGGTGGATGGTGTAACGACCATGCGCCTGATCATCAGCATCGCTGTGTTGTACACCCAAACCTACTAGCAGGCCGCAGGCCAGGAGCACGAAATGGACCAACTTTACACTCAGCTTTTCCGTGGCCATGTGAGCGTAGGCGCTTACCCGAGCTGGGGCCTGGAAGAGATTTTCAAACTGCAGAACGTGAACGCTGAGCCGGAATCGTCCGAGATTTCGATCCCCAATCCGACCCGAATCGGCCTGCCCGAGCTGGATGGCGTCACCTCAACGTCTTCAATCAACATCACTGGCGAAGCGGTGGACTTCAGCCCGCGCGCGGCAGGCATCGCGCTGTACGGCTCGGTCGAGCGCGTGCCCAGCGGCTCTGAGGAAGATGAGCCGCATGATGCATACGTGGGAGGCGATATCGTGCTGCAGCACCTCCCGCTGGCGGTCACCGCTGTTACCAGTGACGACGGTGTGACCGAGTACACCCGAGGTACTGATTACGCTGTGCTGCCGGGTGGCATCCGCGTGCTGCCGGGCGGCGCGCTGGCTACCGATATCAATGCCGAGACTGCAGGCGTTGATGGCCGCAAAAAGCTGCCAATCCTTGTGAGCTACAGCTACCCGACCGTGGATCTGATTAAGCCATTCACGCAAGGCCGCAAGTTCTATCGGGTGATGTTCGCGCAGGTCAACGAAGGCGGTGCAAACGAAAAGCGGCGCATCAAGTGCTTCTATGCACGCATCAGCCTGAATGGCGGTATGCCGATCACCCAGGGCGCTGAGTTTGGCTCGATCCCGGTCAGTATCCGCCTGCTGCCAGATCCGAACGTTTATGAGCCTGGCGATGCTGCGTTCTTCACCATTGAGCACGAAGCGGTGGATGCATGAGCGAGCTGAGTGTTCTGTTCCCGAAACCTGTCTCGGTGCCATTCGGTACCGGGCGGGTAGAGGTCAAACCGGTCACCCTGGAACACTTTGAAGCGTTCGGCAAAGCCTCAGGCGCACTGATCAGCATGCTGCAAAATGCCAGCCCGGCAGAGATCTACGCCTATGCCCGCCAGTCCGGCGCGTTGGATGCCGTGCTGGGTAGTTGCACCAGTCTGAGCCGCCGCCAGCGAAGGCGTATGCCTGCGGCTTCTGCGGTCAGCCTGATGTTTGCGGTGATCCAGGTTAACTCCTCTTTTTTCGACCAAGCCCTGGTACAGGCGGCAAGCCAGCTGGCTGGCTCTACGTCGTCCAGCAACTGATTGAGACTGGCCATGCGCTGGCTGATGTGAAGGGCTATACGCTCGATCAGCTTGAGGGATTCCAGCGGGCCATCGAAACCAGAGACCGGCGCCGAAGGCATGACGCCATTCTGGCTGCGGCCGCGGCCAGGGCTAAACCAAACCGCCTCAAAGGCATACTGCAGGAACTCTCCAAATGAGCAAAAAGGCCCGCGTGCAGCTGGTGGTAGACGGCAAGAACAACGCCGGCCCCGCCTTCAAGCAGGCAGACAACCAGCTTGAACGGTTCAGCGCCGGGGCGAAGAAAGCGGGCCTGGCGTTGCTGGGGGCGTTCTCGGTCAGTGCGGTGGCGTCCTTTGTGAAAGAGAGCGCCCTGGCTACCGCTCAGATGGTGCGCATGGCTGAATTGTCTGGCACTACTGCTCAGAAGTTTCAGACTTGGGCCTTTGCCTCTCGGACGATGGGTATTGAGCAGGACAAGCTGGGCGATATCTTCAAGGATGTGCGCGACAAGGTTGGCGACTTCCTGCAGACAGGCGGCGGGCCGCTGGCCGATTTCTTCGAGAACATCGCGCCGCAGGTAGGGGTAACGGCTGAGCAGTTTCGCGAGCTTAGCGGTCCTGATGCTCTGCAGCTCTACGTTAAGAGTCTGGAGCAGGCCAACGTCTCTCAGAATGAAATGACCTTCTACATGGAGGCCATTGCCAGTGATGCCGCGTTGCTGCTGCCGCTGCTGCGCGATAACGGTGCCGAGTATCAGCGCCTGGCCGAGCAGGCCAGAGAGCTTGGCCTGGTGATGAGCGATGATGTCGTTGAGGGCGCCAAAGCCTTCGAGCGCTCGGCCAACACGCTGGGGGCGGTATCGCAAGGCGTGGGGCAGCAGATTACGTCCGAGCTGCTGCCGTCAATGAACCAACTCACCGGCTTGCTTGTTGATGTGTCGCGAGAGGGGCAGACCGCAACCCAGGTTGCCAATGTCCTCGGCTTCGTGATGAAGGTGCTGGCCAGTGCCGTGATCATTGTCGGCGATGGGTTCGGCGCGCTGGGCCGCTTTATCGGTGGCACTGCCGCTGCGGCCGCTGCTGTTGCCAGTGGTGAGCTATCCCAGGCTGCCGACATTATGCGCATGGTGGGTGAGGATAACGCCCGCAATACCGGCATCGCTATGGATCGGGTGCGCAAGCTATGGGACAGCTCATACCAAAGCGTTGGGGAAACAGTGACCCGCGTTGCGGGAGAGGTTGAGGCCAGCTCCGAGCGGATGGAAAACGCGGTGGTCACGTCCTCTCAAGCCATCAAGGATGCATACAAAAAGCTGGTTGATGACGCCAAGGAAAAGCTGAGCGAGCTGAAAACGGCAGAGCGCGAGGCAAACCGAGACGTAGAGAAATTCCGCGACGAGCGGCTGGAAATTGAAAAGCGTTATGCCGATGCACTGGCCCAGCTGCAGGGCGGGGCAGGCGGCGCAAGCTACGGTGCCGCGCAAGCGCTGAAGCTGAATGCCCGCCAGTCTCTGGCCGGCGGTGACTTTGAAGGTGCGCAGCGGCAAGCCCAGCAGGCGCTGGAGATGCTGCTGGAGCTGGAGCGGGCAGGAGAGAACACTTACGGTTTTACCGGCTTCGCCAAAGAGCTGCAGCAAATCGAGCTGGAGGCCAACCGCCTGCAGCAGACGGATGCAGATAAAAAGCTGGCATCGATCACCGCAGAGCTTCAGCGCGTCAAAGAGCTGGCCTCGGTGGAGGTCAAGCCGTTCATGCCCCCAGAAGCCATTGAGGATCTGCGAGCCAAGGTCGTTGCCCTGGGTGTGGCGCTTGGTAAAGAGATGGTCATCACTCCAACCCTTAACGTACCGGAGGTGCCGGCCTCTGCTGGCTGGACGCCCATTCCGGGTAGCTCTGGCAGCGGTATACCAGGTCACGCGACAGGCACGCCCAGCGCTGCGCCAGGCCTTGCCTGGGTGGGTGAGCGCGGCCCGGAGTTGGTTGCGTTTGGGGGCGGTGAGCGTGTGTTTACTGCTGACGCATCGCGGCGCCTTGCCAGCGTACTTAGCGGCCTGCGTGAGTCCGAAGCAGGCGCAGGCCTGACTGACGCGGCGCTGGCTGGTGCCGCCAGCGACTTCTCTTCTGCGGCGCTGATCCAGTTGCCGGGCGGTCGCTCTGTTCCCGTAATGGCGCAGCGCAGCGGCCTTGAGGAACTGGCCGACTTCGCCCGGCTATCCAGACTTAAAAAGGGTTGATCATGATTCTGCTGAAGCTGGGCGGTGTGCCCATCATGCCGCTCAGCGGCTGGCCGTCTGTCAGCTATGAAACTGATGGCGGCACAAGCCAAGTGCGCATGAGTGATGGCGCACTGGTAGAGATGACCCACTGGGAAAAGATGCGCATCACCATCACTGGCTCCGGGTTAATGGGCCCTGGGCTTGATGGTGTGGACTTCCGCTCGGATCTGGACCTGTGGAGCACCAAGGCGTTGCGGCTCAACACCGAAGGCCTTGAGGTAACACTGACAACCGAGCCGCGCCCGGATGTGCCGGTGTGGTGCGATGCGCTGTTCCCCGACGGTACGCACCAGCGCACGCCGGTTTCCGTTGTTGATCGCAGCGCAACCATCACGCCGGTGGCGGGAGCCGCGCTCTACAGCCTTGGCTGGCTGCCTCGTTTCACTGTCCGGTGCCGCCGGCCAACCGAGAGCAGTGAAGCCGGCAGCAATGACTGGCAGCTTGTATGCCTGGAGGTATAGCAGATGTTTAATGCGTACCCCCTAAATAGCGTCCCACTCAACGGGCTGGCGTCTGGGACCGCAGTTCAGCATATCGAGCAGGGCGGGTCATTCGTATGGCGCCTGCAGGTGCTGCTGGGCGGTGTTGATGTTACCAGCGTGCTGACCGGTTCGGTTGTTATCAGTCGCTCCGAGGATGGCGACGCCGTCGCGCGCTTTGCCGTGTACCTCGGTGCGGGCCCGGTGAATGTTGCTGCCTACACTGGGGCTGCGCTGACTGTCGACTTCATTGTCCTGGGTGAGACGGACTTTTCCAGCCGCCGGTTCACCGGGTATCTGGTGCAGCCGTCCTTCGATGTGCTCAGTCGCGTGATGTTTTGTGAGGCAACCACCCGGCTTGCGGACAGCATTGAGCGCATGGAGCTGGCAGAAATTGACCAGCTAACCGGCGGTCAATGGTCTCCTGATGTATTTGAGGAAACGGCTGGGCGATCCCGGTGGGAATACGCGCAAGAGCGCATGAGCACGCGGCCAGCCAGCTTGAATGTCGATCGCTCTGGCATGCCACGGGTAACCAGCTGGCAACCCTCGCTGGCTTTCGAGTTCGGGTCTGGCACCACCGTCTATGAATCGCTGGATGTGAACCTGGCTCCGCTTGGTGATACGCCAAACGTCTATGAGCTTGAGCTGGACTACCGGTTCACCCGCTACCGCCAACGCAACCAGTCCTACAGTTGGCTGCACCCGGGCACTGGCGGCAACACGTCGCTCACCGGCTTCAACGCCTGGCGGGCTGACTCTACCGAACTGCCAGACATTCAGATGATCACCGAGGCAACCGAGTCCGCGGGCTGGTATCTGCGCTCGGCCAGTTGGTTCCGGCTTTACGGCGACCTGCCAGACCTGCCGCAGCCTTGGTACAACGACAACACCGACCTGCTGCTCGGTGCGAATTGGTCGGCGAGCATCCGCTGGAGCCAGCGTGCAGTTGAGCAATACCGCCTGCGCCTGCAGGTTGATGACTCCGTTGCAGCTGTGGGGGAAGTCATCGAGCGTGCGCGGGTCGTGCTCGACACAGACAGCGCCGGTGACCAGGCATGGGATCGCAGCACTGGTGCTGATGGTGTTGCGGTCGGAGACCTGCCAATCAACAGTGGCAGCAGCAGGGAGCCATCCCGCCTTGCGGCCGCAGCCGAATGCGCGCTCGGAGTTGGCCGCACGATGCTGTTGGCATCTCACCGAGCAAACCAGGTGACCTGGCAAACGCCCTTGGCCCATGCGCTCGGTGTGGACTTCGGCAAGGGCGTGCGGCTGGCTGATGATCAGGTTGCGGTGACGGGTGTGCCTGCCGCGCTGGAGGAAGAGATGGATATCACCACTGGCCTCGCGATGCTCACCATCACGCTTGCGGTTAGCGTTGGCCAGCCGGGGAGCGTTGATGATGCGTTGGCTTTGCCGGAGCCGCCCGAGTTTGAAGACGAGCCGGGCCCAGTTGTACCTGGGGCTCTGCCGACGCAGCTCGGTCTGCGGACTACCAGCCCGCTGTACGACGATGAGCTACCAGGCTTTGCGGGTAACTATTCGATTGGGAATGGCGACCCCGCCCTGCGTTTCCCTCGGCGCTTTATGTTGATCACACCCGAGATTCCCGAGCAATGGCGCAACGAGATCCGTGCAGAGCAACCGGCTGTGTACAGGGTTGCTCCAACGGCAGACGAACTGGAGCTGTAGCATGAGTACGATTGATGATCGAGCGGCAGGAATCCGGGGCAAGCTGCAAGAGCGTAGCGGCGGCATTCGATCAGAGCTTACCAGCCGCCGGCAGGCGCTTGCGCAGGGGCTGATTCGTGATCTGTCGCAGATCATTACCCGGCAGACCGAGCCACCAACCCTGCGCCGCGAAGAACCACGCGGCGGCATCCCGTCTGCGCGCGGATATGCTCAGTACAACTACCAGCCCGGCAGCAGCACAGGCCCCGGCGGCGGCATCGCCAGCCCGCTCGAGGAGGTCAGCTATAGCAACCGCTTGTATCACACAAACGGCATCCCCAGCACGGACGGGCTTTTTATCTACCCGCTGCTGAGTCGCCTGCAGCTTGAAGATGCAAACGGCGACCCGGTTGAAATTTACTTTGCAGGCGCATCGGCACCGACCCCATGACAGACGAGACAAACACCCCGCTGTGGGGCTGCCCATGGCACGGCGTTATTCGCTGGTCATTCGGCGAGCTGAGCGGAGACCAGTACCTGCTCAGCACGCGTACCCTTGAGCTGTCTGACGGATCTGAGATTGACTGGCCCAGCATATCGAGCAGCGTGGGCAACATCGCGCACATCGGCACATCATTCATGCAGCGCCTGCCTGGGGCTGCAACTGATCCGCAAACCCCGCCAGAGCTGGCCGCGCAGGGCATGGAGTGGCGTGACTACGCGCTGGTCGGAGGCGGGCTCCAGAGCGAGGTGCATGACAAAAATCTGGGTTCGCGGGGCTGGTACTACTGGGACGCGGCGATGGGATGGCCGTGGAAACTCAATCTCTCGGTCCGTCGTATCGGCTCAATCAACGCGTTTGACTGCGAGACATACGATCTGACAGTCAGCGCCGACCCATCGGGTTTTATCCTCAAGCCGTGGGCAGGCTTTGAGAAAACGGTGCGGCTGACTGCCGAGCAAACTGCCGAGTTTTCCCGCAGCGGCTGGCAGGGCACGCTGTTGCGTTATAGCGTCGTCGACGCAGTACCCGACGGCAGCAAGATCATCATCGGGGTCTATAACGGAGTCAACCTCAACTTCCGAGAGCGCTCAGACTCCCTGACGATCAACGATGTCACGGCGCTGGGGTTTTGGCTGCTGGAGATCACCGGCAGCCCGTTTGCCGGGGGGCTGAGTTTTGAGCTGCAGGCAACCGAGCTGGCATCTCGCACCGACTGTCTCGGTAGCGTGTCGTATACGCCGATGCCAACAGCACAGGTAATGACAAATGTGTTTACGGCGTGGGACCGCCAGGGCTTTACGATCGACTGGCCACCCAGGCCGTACCCGCAGCCATCTGTCACGCCGGGGCCCATCGTGTCCCGCGCGTATCTCACAGAGCAGGAGATTGGCACAGAGACGCGCACGCTAACCGGCAAAGTGGTCGGGTATTGGTTTGATGAGCAGGGCGTGCCGTTGCCGGTCACGCTGTCACGCGAGGCCACTCGCGAGCGATCGAGCACGTACAGCGAGCAGATCATCAGCGACACGCTCAAAGAGATCACCGACAGCTCTGGTGGTTGGAGCTATGAGGGTACTGCAGAGGGTGCAGCAACGCGCGTTGTGACCGAGATTAACCGCTCTGCAATCACCCTGACATGGGGCGATAGCTCGCTGTCTGATGAGGTGGTGCATACGCGCACGATCACGTATGACTGGCGCTACAAGGCCGAGAATGGCAATTTCCCGTCGGGCACTGGCCCCGATCTGTTTGGGATCACATATCAAGTAGACCGCGAGACGCCGGCAGGGCTCATAACCGAGGGGCCGACGTCAACGAACCTGTCGGCAGCAAACGCCCCTGCAGGTTTGCCGGCGACACCGGCAGAGTCGTCCAGCAGCGCCTACGAATGCACCATCGGCAGCTGGCCGACGGTGGCGCGCTGGTGCGACAAAGCGTTTGGCGCGGTATGCCGGGGTAGCGACAGTAGCGAGATTGCCGTGGGCCGCGTGCTCACCCCTGGAGGCATCAAGGGCGCTGGCGACTATCACCCGATAACACATAAATACGGCGCATATCAGCCCGTTACCGGCGAACTGCTGATCGCTCAGCGCGCCCCAGTCCGATTTACGTGAGGAGAGGAAATGAAGTTCGCCAACAACTGGATTCGGCCGATTACTCTCGCCGCAGGTCAGACGAGTGTAGCGCTTGACCTGCCCGACGGGGCATACACGCTGACGATCGCAGACAGCGAAACGGCTGCGGAAAAATGGGAGATTGTAACCGCTACTGTTGTCGCGGGGGCAGCGGAGCTGCTGCGCGCTCAAGAGGGCACGGAGGATTCTGACTGGGGCGCAGGGAGTGTTGTTTATTGCACGTTAACCGCCGACATTATGCAGGGTCTTTTTAGCCGCCTTGATGCGCTTGAGGCGCGTGTCGACGAACTTGAGGCCATTGTCTCTGGGCGCTTGACGTTTGAGATTGTGTCAGAGGTGCCCTCTTTCGATGAGACTCTGAGCGGGTGGCTTGGTGGCGATGCAGGTTCTTTGGTCGCTGCTCCATCGGAGCTGGGCGGCGTTGCGGTTTCTTTCGCTGCAATTGCGGTGCAGGCGATGGATGGCGCCGCTGCGCTTATGATCTCAGGCTCTGCGAGTGGCGATATTGGCGGCCTGGCGTTCACACTGGATGCGCCGGGCTTTGAGGGTGTTTCCGTCGTTGTAGAGCAGGTGCCCGGAGAGCCTGCATTCGGAATCATGGCGGGGCCAGTGATGCCTGGCCAGCTCTGGCCAGACGGTCCGGTGACGATAACTATTACCCCTGTATAAGTTGCCGGTACTACAAAACCCGGCTGGAACAGCCCACATCCGTGTAGAGCCAGCACGATAGTGCCTGCCAGTTATGGCGCTGTCGCTGGCAAAAACCAGCAAATGATAACCCCATCACAACAGCCGCCGCAGTGCGGCTTTTTCATGTCGAGGTTCCAATGGATTTTGATGAAGCCTTTGACCGGCTGATCGGTCATGAGGGCGGGTACGTCAATCACCCCGCTGACCCGGGCGGTGCCACCAACTTCGGTATCACTGAGCGGGTGGCTCGGGCGCATGGGTACCTGGATGACATGCGGCAGCTGACCCGCAGTCAGGCCAAAGAGATTTACCGGGTCGCCTATTGGGGCCGAGCGCGGGCCGACGAATATGACGGCGCTATCGGGTTCCAGCTGTTCGATGCTGCAGTGAATCACGGCATTGAGAACGCGGTGCGGTTCCTGCAGCGCGCAGTTGATGTTGCCGATGACGGTGACGTGGGCAGCATCACGCTCAATGCAGTGCGAGCGATGACCGTCACGGATGTGCTGATGCGCTTCAATGCGGAGCGCCTGCAGTTCTACACCAAGCTCTCCACCTGGCCTCAGTTCGGCAAGGGTTGGGCACGGCGGGTGGTTGGCAACCTACGTTATGGAGCGGTCGACGCGTGATGGACTTATTTGGCAAGTACAAGCTGGCGGCGCAGATCGGCCTCACCGTCTTGCTGCTGATCGGTCTGGTCGGGTCAGGCTTCTGGGCCGGCTGGAGCTGGAACGGCGCAAACGGTCGAGCAGACGTGGCTGCAGCTGAGAAGCTGCACTCGGACACGCTGGGCGAGATTGCCCGAGCCGGGTCGCAGCAGTTGCGGCAGCAACAGGATCGCTATTTAGAGCTGCAGGCGCAGCTGGCCGAGCAGGACAAACAGCACAATCAGGAGCTTACCAATGTACAGAAAAGCAATGTTCAGCTGGCTGTTGATCTCGCTGCTGCTAAGCGGCGGTTGTCAGTCCGTATCGCCAGCCCCGCAGCCGCTGCCGGTGGAGTGCCTGCCGGTACCGTCACCGCCGGCGTGGATGATGGAGCCGGAACCAGAGCAGACATACACCCAGCAACTGCAGCAGGTCTTGTCCGAGTGACGGGGCGGGCGGATGAGTGTCGTGTAAGGTTAACTGCGTTGCAGGCTTGGGCGCGGTTGGTGGTTTCGGGGTTGCAGCCGAACGAGCAATAAAAACCCGCGCTGGGCGGGTTTAAATCACCTCGATTGTGCAGCCCGGCAGGCAGAGGTAGGTGGTGCCGTGCTCGTCCAGCATCTCAACGCTGGTGTAGCCAAGGCGGGCTGCCAGTTGGCCGCGCAGACGTTGAAACTCCCAGCCCTGATCGGCTACATCTTCCGGCTCGCAATCGTCGAGTGTTTCGCAGCCCGGTGCCATGATTGCGTTGGCAACATCTTCATTGCCGTCAGCAATTTCCAGAGCCGCGTCCCACGCGCCTTCGATCTCATAGTTAAGTTCGTAATCGGTCAGGTGGCGGGGCGAGATAATGCGATGCAGCAAGTCACCACTGATGGTCTGCCCCAGAAGACTGCTGGGGGGAGGGCTTTTTAGGGCTTGACAAATTTACAAAATATGCTAAACTGTTTAGCAGAGTGAGTAGTTTTATCGCTCAAAAGGAGATAATCATGCTTACAGAGATCGGTAAATTCTTGCGTAAGGAACGCATTGAGCGGGGGAGCTTGCTCAAGGACATGGCTCAAGGTATCGGCGTATCGCCTGCCTATCTGTCCACAATCGAAACCGGCAAGCGCCCCCTTACGGATGATATTTTTGCGAGGCTGTGTAGCTATATGGGCTACGCAAGAGGCACCAACGAGTTTTATGAATTAGAGCATGCTGCGCAGATGTCTCGGCAGCAGATCGAAATTGAAATGAAAGGTCGTTCAGAAAAGCACAAGGAAGCCGCGCTGGCGTTTGCTCGGCAATTTAACGAAATGGGTGATGGGGATATCGACAAAGTATTGCAGTTACTAAAACAGGTCAAAGGGAAGTGAGGTAAACCATAGTGAGCGGACCGCGATTTGAAGTACCACCAAGAAGCTATAACGAAATTGTCCACGTGGCTTCGAGTGTCCGCAGCTATATCAGGCTCGATGGCGGCTGGTTTCCTATCGTTGAGTTTCTGGAGCTGGCAATGCCGATCATCTACCCCGGGTTCTCGTTTGAGTCAGGCGAGACTGATGAAATGGGGATGAATCACGGTCTAACTATTCCTTCTCAGAACACCGTGATGTTGAGGAATGATGTGTATTTGGGGGCTTGTGATGGTGTGGGGCGAGATCGTTTTACTGCCGCCCACGAGCTCGGCCATTACCTGCTGCATCGTGATGTACCTCTCAAATACCATCGTGCCGTGAGCGGTGGTTTGAAAGCGTATGTGGATAGTGAGTGGCAGGCTAATGAGTTTGCAGCCGCGTTGCTAATGCCCGCAGAAGGCGTAGCTAGCTGTCAAAGCTTGGAAGAAGTATGCGTGAAATTTGGAGTTAGTACTCAAGCTGCTCAGACGCAGATTAGGAAACTCTACAAAAAACAGGTGTTGAAAAGAATTTTGGTGTAGCTGGAGTTGGCGCTCCAGCTCACCAGGTGAGCTATTCGGGAAGGGGGCTCGCCCTTGCAGTCGGTCTGCTGCCGAAATGTTAGTCGTTTCGCTGTGGAAAGCAAGAAAAATTCCTTCTCGTAAGGAGGTAATATGCGAAATGGCAAAGAAACCAGCGCCGAAAGGCTATCGCTGGGTCTGCTGTCGCTACCGTCGGGTTAAGAACTCCGATCGTGTACTCGACGCGTGGGAATACGGCCATGAAGCCTGGTGCTTCTTGGTGCGAGCCTAGACCTGAGTGATGTAATGCAGCCGCGTGAGGACTAACCTCGCGCGGCTTTTTTTGTAGCTTTTGCCACGTACAATAGGAGCGGGACGCCTTGTAAATGGTGGCTTTGAGGCAGGCGAAGACGTACAATTTTGCGCATTAAATAATTGATTTATAATTACAATCTGCCTTACTTGTAATCAGTAGGTCCCGAGTTCGACTCTTGGTGCCGGCACCAGACAAATCAAAGGGTTACGCTTCAGCGTAGCCCTTTTTTTAGGTTCTTCACGGATTACCGGGAAAGTCATTCTTGATCTTCATGAAAAAGAATTCGCTGTCCCGGTAGCCGT